CTCTGATCTCGGTCAGCATATCTTCAGCTGTACTCTCCTCTTTATAAGAGTGAGTGCTTTGATATGCCTCCACAGCTGGCAGTAACTGCTCATCAGACATTTCGCTCAAATGATGCTTTGTATTTTGAGCGATAATCTTGATCAAGTCAGGGCCAAACGGGTGTTCCTCAATGCGCATTGTCTGTTGCGAAACCTGTACCTCGATATATTCACGACTGCCAAATATCGCAGATTTCTCTCTCTCAGACCACATCATGTTATTCAGTGTTTTAAACACTGATGCACATATAATGTCTCCATTACAATACAAACTTGAAGTCCAACAGTACGAACCCTGCTGACACTTATCAACGTTAAGGTTGAATGGTGAATGCTTAGCAAAAGACTTCAAATTATCCTTTGTCAATCTAGTCCTGAATCCAATGGTAATGTCATCACCATTGACAATAATACAGACAATGAACGAGTCGAGCCTTAACATTCTCAACACTTGTATCGCCCATTCTGCATTATTCTTGCCCTCTCCAAGATTAGTTAACTTAGATCCGGATGGTGTACCTCCATCTCGCGGTAAATCACCCCAAGGGGTAACTAGTAATGCACTAGACATATACTGAATTAGAAGTTCTTTCCACTCATAATTGGGTGCAAAGAATTCCACCATCTTCCTAATCATAGATGCAGTGTTAGTAGAATCAAATTTAGTAAAATCTAAACTTACCCATTCTACAACTTCACTCCACTTACCGTTTATATATTTCTTGAGGTCACTAGCCTCAACATAAAACGGAAGAACATCAGCCTTTAGCTGACGACAATTCTGTACTGTTTTATTTATCGCGTCATCATAAGCCTCAGACTCCATGATAAACACATGGCCAGGGTACCCAAATATAGTTCGTACATCAGGCTCTCCCTCTCCATTCCAAGGCTTCTGGGCTCTAAACCCATATAGAATAGACCAACAGTTTTCCAATATAGGATTAGGTTTTATCTTTTCATCGTTGTACAGAATAGAATCTGATAAATGATCCTTCTTTGTTCCCATTGAAGGCAAACCATTACCATGCCCTAAACTACGACGATTCCTTTCCAAACTGGGGTCCCATACATAAGTCGAGCTACCTTCCCAACATGTAGACAATTCCGTAATATCCGGAGCTGCCTCTCTATCAGGAACGTTAATGTATTCCATTGCATTAGCTTTCGCACCTGCTTCAGTATACATTCCTTTTGGCCACTCAACTCGCTCAAGGTACTTATCTTCTATCTGAGCTAGACCTGGTGGGTACGTGCACGTACGATGCAATTTACGGGCCATTGGCATCACTTTCGTACGCAACATTCCCGCAATCTTGCGAGAAGAATCAACAGTGTTATTCCGAGTTAAAGAATGCAAATATGCATCCACTCTGGAACCACTACCCTTATCCGGCCAATCAACACGAGTTGGCAACGGCGTCACCTACAATACGTAAGTATCAACTAAGGCAATTAATCCTTGAATAGCTGTTATGCTACTCGCTAGAATAACACCTAATTTAAGTACGATACTACGAATGCAGTACCAGCGGTAAGCTTTGTATCGCCATTCATCGTTAGTAAACAATTTCAGGTTAGCATCGCTAAACTCTGGATTTCCTGTAATTACTTTCGCAGTTGTTGTTTGATTTACTGACATTTTCATTTTATCCTCTTTTGTGAGTTTGAG